ATCAGTACACCGTCCGGTTGGCCAACTGGTTGCGGCTCGCCTTGGCGGCCACGTGGGCATCCACATACGGCATGGTCGCGCTGGCGATCTGCCGGCCGTCCAGGTTGATGGTCACGGCCACCGGGCGCGCGGCAATGGCCTTGATGTCGTCGTGCATTTTTTTGAGCGTGCCCGGGCCGTCGTGCAGCGGCATGATAGCCTCGGCCCCGGCCTCGCCGACCAGGTGGCGCGTTCCGCGGATGGACGGGATCAAGGTGGGGCTTGAAAAGATGCCGCCCACAGCGTGCTCGATGGCGTAGGGATTGCTGTTGTCGATCCGATACGACTCCACGCCGACGCTGATGTTGAGCGGGGTGTTTGACAGTTGGCGGATATTCGAGGCCATGCCCGAGACTGCGGTGGCGGCCGCTCCGGCAGCGCTGCTGGCTGCATACAGGGCCGAGGTCTGGTTGCTCGTTGCCGCGATAAGGCCGAGCATGGCTGTCTCGGTCTGCTGCTCACTGAGCCCGAGGGACATGAGGGCGGCGCGCAGCGCATCCATGGCGCGCTCGCTGCCACCAACGGCAGCCGCTGCCAGGTCGGTAATCTCGGCCGAACTGGAGAGAGCCACGTCGTAGCCTGCGGCCGCGTCGAGCATTGCGTCGGTGCTGGCTACGGTGCCATCCAACTGCAGTGCCAGGGCGGCGAGGCCATCGCCGAACTGATTAGCGAGGATGTCGAGCAGTCCCTTGGCGTCCTCGATTATCGGCTTGAGGTCGAATTCGGCCAGCGCCCCGAAAGCGTCGGCCGGGCTGTCGCCGCCGCCGTAGTCGGTGGAGTACAGCCCACTCTCGATGTCCAGCAGGGTAGACGCGCGGCGGCGGGCATCGCCCTGGGAGTAGTCGCCGCGGATGGGCATATCCACACCGATGCCAAGCGTCGGGCTGGTGATCTCGGCCCACGGTGTTTTTCCCATCTGCTGCAGCCCATAGAGGCCGCCGGCGAAGGCGGCAAAGCCTGCCGCTGCCATTGCCGGCGAGAGCGCAGCCGCAGACCCGGCTGAGGTTGCACCGCTCGCCCCGGTGCCGAAAAATTCCCGGCCCGGGATGGCGGCCCACTCCAACCCGCCGGCCATGGCCGTGTCCAGACTGGCGGTGAACCCGGCCGCGGCCTGCTCGCCGAACAGGGTGGCCCCGGCACCGATGGCCGGTGCGCCGAACCATTGACTGGCGCCGAACGCAGCACCGGCTCCCGCGCCGCCCACGCCGAGGGCCGCACCGATGCCCGCACCGCCACCACCACCGACCAGTGCCGAGGTGCCGGCCGCGGTCAGGCCCCATTCGGCCAGGGTGCCGACCGTGCCGCCGCCGAAGAGCTTCTCAAAACCTTTGCCGATGAGCGACCCACCGACCGCGCCGAACCCGCCCAGCCCTTGGCCGGTGAACAGCCCGAGCAGACCGGAGCCGACCCACTCGGCGATCATCTTGGCGATCATGTCAATCCAGACGTCGAGCATGGCCTTGGCCAGCGACTCAAACGCCTCGCCGACAGAATCGAACTCCATTTTTATTGCGTTTTCGACCCAGTCGTGGAGCACCTGCTGTGTCTCGTCGGTCAGGTCGGTCCAAATCTGAGTGATGGCCCCGGCGGTCTCATCGACCTTGCCCCGGTAGTCGTTCTCCAGCTTGATCAGCCCTCTCTGCAGCGCCTCGCGCAGCCGCAACCGCTCGCTGTCGGTCAGCTCTTCGATGGACAAGATGCGCTGATAGGCGTCGGTCAGGGCTTTAACCTGATCTTCGTAGGCTTTTTTGCTGGTCAGCCCCAGCGTTTCGTAAGCGTCAGAGGTGTCGGTCAGGTTTTTTGTCAACTCAAGCGTAAGTTCCCGCCGCTTGGCCGCGTCCTCGATCATGGCCCGACCGGCGTCTTCGGTCTCTTTGGCGAGGCGGGCTTGTTCACGCGCGAGTTTCTCCGCCTCTCTGGCTGCGCGTTCGCTGGCATTTGCCAACTCGTCTTTAGCTCCGGCGGTGTCGCCGATCTTTGGCGTGATCGTCCCCATTTCTCCGGACAGCTTTCCGGTCTCCACCGACAGCTCGTCGGTGAAATTGGACAGGTCGTTGACATCGACCCCGGCCGATTTGATACCGTCCTGGAACAATGCCGACGCCGTTCGAGCGGCATCTAGCTGCGCTTGCGTCTCGGCGATCTCGGCATTCAGGTTGGCCGATTCCTCGGCCGCACTGTACAGTCCAAATTCAAACCCGGTGGTGAAGGTCTCGCCGGTGTCCGCTGCCTGCTGCTGCAGCCGGGCCAGCTTGGTTTCCAGCCCCTCGATTTTGCCGGACTGCTGGTCGATCCACTCGCCCGTCTGCCAGTCGCGCTTACCAGAGAGCACATCGCCGATGTTTTGCATCGACTCGGCGTAGCCCTTCCACGAGGTGCCAAGGGATTTCAACCCGAGTCCCAGATCGTTCAGTGCGCCATTGATGGTCAGCATCGCCCCGGTCAGGGCCGCAGCCTGCGGCCCGCCCCGCAGCAGGGCAAATCCGATAATGCCCCACTCGCCCGCGCTCAGCCCGAGCAGCTGCGAGGATGCGCTATAGATACTGTTGATCACCGGCACCAGTTTGCCGGCTTCCGTGGCCGCGTTGATGGCCCCGGTCGCCATGTCGGCGAACATGGCCACCAGCTCTTCCCGGTTATCCTCGATTGAGGTGGCGAGCTCGTCAATCGTCCCGGCCAGCGACTTGGTCGCGTCCGAGGCGTCGTTCGTGTTGTCGATCAGCAGCTTGCCGGCGTTCTTCAGGTGCTCCATGGCTTGCGCCACGGTCTTCGGCATGGACTCTGCTTCGGCGGCGAGCTTCTTTGACGCGGCCGAAAAGGCGTTGTAGAGGATGTCCGCTGTCAGCTCGCCCGACTTGGCCATCTCGCGGAGGTGCTCAATGTCCGTGCCGAGGTAATCGGTCAGCACCTGCACGGCGCGGCTGTTGCTCTCCAGCATGGCGCGGAATTCTTCGCCCTGCAGTCGGTTCGAGGCGAGCGCCTGGCCGAACTGCACCATGAAAGAGCTGGCTTCCTGCGTGGTGCCGCCGGAAACGATCATGGACCGGCTGACAGCCTCGGTAAAGGCTATGGTCTGGTCTGCGGAAAGATTGTAACCCCCCATCGAACGGGCGATGCGGGCGTACAGGTCGGCGTGGGATTCGTAAGAAGCGCGGACGGTGTTCGCGCTGGAGTAGAGCCGCTCCTGCACATAGGCAAGCTCTGCGGATGAGCTGGTAACGAGTTTGAGACGGCCATCGAGCTGGGTCCAGGTGTCGGCGATCTTGATCAGCCCGCCGACAGCCTGTGTAGCCCCAAAGCTGGCCAGCAGGGCGGTAACGTTGGTCGCCAGGGTGCGGCTAGACGCGCTCATGGCCGAGAACGCGCGCTCGCCGTCCTTGCCCGTCTGGGCGACGGTGCGCTGGAACTTCTGCAGCGAGGCGGTCCCTTTGTCGTCGACTTCGAGCAGGACCTGAATTTTGTTGTCAGCCATTGCGCTCTCGCAGCAGTGTTAAAAGCTCGCCCTCAAGTACCTGCAGGGCGTGAAACTCGTCGGCGGCATCATCACCGGTCGGCGCGTCGATCCGGGCCTCGACAATCGGAAGGGCGTTGTAATCCCAGCCTATCGGCCCGGCCGGCCCAATCCGCCATTGCGTGTGCATCGCGCTGGCGATGCACACCGGCCGCCAGTTCTCCGGCCAGATCCCCAGCGGGTCAATCTTCCGGGCCGTGCGCGCGGCCACCACCTCGGACTGCGGTATGCCCATGGCCAGGGCCGCTTGCGCGGCCTCGGCGTCGATCTGCGGCGGCACATCCCGGCCGGCCAGTCGCCGGGCCGCCGCTTTCAGTTTTTTACGCGCTGCCCGGTCAGCTCGCGGATGTAGGTCTGCAGGATGGCCAGGGCGGCGCCGTGGTAACCGTCCACCAGTGCGGCAATATGCTCGGCTGTGCACCGGAGTTGCTCCCCGTCGGCACCGGCCACGCCGTTCCAGCCGGTCACAATCTTCCGGATAGCCTCGCCGTCCGGCAAGTCCTTGACGTCGGCGAGGAACTCCTGCAGCGCTTTGCGCCCCATGTGCGCAAAGGTAAAATCAATGGTCGCCGTCTCACCGCCCGGCAGCGGGATGGCCACCGGGGCGGTGAAGGTCGGGTTGGGTTCGAGTTGAAACATGGTTGCCTCCAGGTGTTCAGTTATCAGGTCAGGATGATCTTGATTTCATCATTGCCGGTTGCTCCGGGCACGCAGCGCAGGTCAAACGACACATGCGCCCGCCCGGAAACATCTTCATACCTCGGATTGGTCCGCTGTGCGTAGGGCACGAAAATGCGGGTGGTGTAGCCGGCCGAGGCGCCCAAAGTCATGCCGATGCTGGACAGTGTGTTGGCCTCGACGGCGGTCATGGCGGTGACCTCGGCCGCGGCGGCCAGGTCCAGCGACAGCGAGCCGGTGGCGGCGCGGGACACGATGTCCACGCCCTCGCAGCCCAACGTCGGAATGTATTGAACGTCGTTGCCCGCGT